GCTCTACCCTCCCGTTCACACGTTGCAATCCAAGAATACAGGGCATCTTTCTTAATCTGACGATTAGTTCCAGAATGTAATCTTTTAATCTCTTCAGTTCTATCCTCCAGTAATCCAGAAAAACCATCTCTAATAAAGTTCCTAATATCTCTGTTTGCAGGTCCGTTTGATTTGACTACTGCTCCATCAAAGCATTTATTTCTCTGATATTCAACACCTATATCCATACAACGTCTGCGACCAGTAGCTTCATCGACTTGCCACAGTGCAAAAGCACACCTAACACCATCCACCAGTGCTGACGTACCTCTGATAAGTAGTCTTGCTTGTTCAGGAGTATTTATAATCGTATCATCTTTAATTTTAGTCATATGGTGACACATAACTACAGAAGCTCCAGTTTCAGTTCCGATCTGTGCCAAAAGACCAGTCAAGGCAGCTCCTGCTGCTGGATCAGAGTTTACATCAGCATGAACAAAAGAAGCCAACGGATCAAAGATAATTAGCTTCAAATCATTCATTTGCAGAATTTGTTCGTAAAGTTTATCAAACTCATCACTGGTACTATAACCATCTCTTGTGTCCTGAAGTATTGGAAATACACCACCAACATTAGGCAATGAGACCACACGAAGCTCATGCTGATACGAAAATCTCAAATTGTTCGGATCCAGACGTTCAATTCTCCTGTGCATTTCTGACTCGTCATCCTCTGCTGTAAAGATAACAACATTGCCAAACTCACCTATTGTACTACCAAAACTCTCTGCTAAAGGCTGACCCGATGCTACTTTCATACCAAGATCGAGTGTCATCATACCTTTACCTGCATCACCTGCTGCAGAAAATATAATAGGAACAGCTAACGGAAATGTACCATCGACTAAAAACTTTTGTACGGGTGCTTGTCCTTCAAACCTGCTGACCAGTAAACTATCGTCCAGTAGATTTATGTTACGTTTAGTATGTTTTACTGTTGTTTTTAAGAAATGTTGTACATCAAAGCTTTCAGATATGGCATCAACGGCATCCCATCCCTCTGGCTTACCTCGTGGTGGTGTCAATGTTGTAACAGACTTGGCTCCTGCATTGAGTGCCAGTTCTTGCACCAGTTCAGCAACCTTACGACCTGCATTATCATTGTCACCCCATATAATTAATTCTTTGTCCTGCAAAGGACTGAAGTCAAAACGACTGGCTGACTTACGAGATAACATTCCTGCTCCACCCATTGTACAGGTTGTTGTATATCCAAGTTCATTAAGTGCATCAGCACATTTCTCACCCTCTACCCATATAACTTTCTCAGAAGCAATTATGTTTGGTATGTTATACAAAGGTCTTACATCAGGTATCTTTGGATATGGTGAGTCTGTAAACTGTCTAAACTCTTTCTTTGGCTTACCATGACTGTCCATAACTGGATTACCAGCATTGTCTTTTGTATTATATCTTCTGACACGACACAGGATTTCACCATAACCAGACAAGTATAAATGTTCGGAGTCATAGGGTGTATTTACATCAATGGCTCTTTTAAAGGTAACACTTAGCTCTTGTGGTATGTCTTGTTCAACTGGTGGAGGAGCATTATTATCCAGATAGTTTCCGAACAATTCTTTGATTTCAGGAAGGCGCATACCTCTACCTTCCATCAATATCTTTACAATACCACCAACACCTTGCGATCCGTTGAAATCCGATCCCTTCATAAAATATGGTGAGTTCGGGTTTATATCTATCTTTAATGATTTACCCGATTCTCCTTCCAGTGACCCGATTGTAAATACGTCACCCCGAACAATTCCTTGTGGATAAGTATCTCGTAACGTACTTATCTGGACACTAGCTGGGACTCTCTGACTAATTAAATCAACTAGTTCATTGGCTGACATATCCCTATTCTTATTGCCAATTTTTATAATGTTCATTATACTACCCTCACTTCATTGGCTGAAGTATATGAGGGGGATGCTACCTTCTCCCTCATATTTAAACACTCCAACAACTATCTTGAAACTCACAAAACTTACAAGCAAAATAGTCACGAGACTGTGCTAATCTTGGCAACATATCATTTGCTTTTGTGGCTTCTAATATTGATACAGCCTTGTCACTAACCTCTTGTGCTAAAGCTTTATTAAAAGGTATAAGCTCATAATATATCTCACTTGTATTTTTATTTAATACTGTAAACAAACAAGGATTGTCTGTTAATTGCATATAAGCTTGATACAAAGCAACCTGTGATGCATACACAGGATTTGCTATTGATACACCTTTATTTTGAAACTCTTTAAACTTTTTATCATTGGCTGACTTACATTCCCATAACATAGGATACTGTATATCCAAAGATCCATCACATATGACACCATCTATATGTCCCTTGATCTGATCTTCTGCTATGCTAAAACCAAATTGTTCGCCATTTTTATCCTCCACTCGGAGATCAAAGCCAGCTTGTCTCAGCCATCCAGCTACACTAAATTCTATCTCGTGACCAAATTGAAATATACGTAAAGTCCTAGCATTAAAATCACGATTGTCATCAATTGGCTGACCCATGTAACGATATTGTATTTTACGAGAACAGGAATCTCCTAAAGTAGAAGCACCAATGTAAGTTCTTTTCTTGACCTTTTTATTCCGATCAACAATAGCTTTATCTATTATATCTGATATATCTTGCTCTAACATCTTAAAAGGGTATTTCGTCATCTTGGAGTATGTTTGAGTTTGGATTAAGGTCGAGAACGCCACTGCTGACTCCATTAGCTGATTGAATGGCATCAATTATGGCAAGAGCTTCGTCTTCTGTCAAATGTAGCAATTTTTTATCCCAACCTATCTTTGCAAATTGTTCGGAAAGTTTTTTTAGTGTACTGTGTCTGTTCCCAGAGCTAGGTTCGTCCATCTTTTATCTCCTTCTTCCATTACTATAAAATCAAAATAATGACTGGTTCCTAAAAACTCAGTCACTATAGTGCCACCTAACAACTCATCTTCTGTGTCTTCAATAGCCTTTTCAATATATGTATCAATGTGATCTAAGACATGATTGTTATCATCATCTAAAAAAATTGGTATAACTATTTTACCTTCACGAACATATTGTTTGTCACTTTTAGACTTCATATTGAGTTGATAATCTACGTTAATTTTTGCCATTTTTTGTGCCTTGATCAGATTGACTTTTACCCTCTGCCCACAAAGCAGCGAATCCAATCACATCTATAGGATTGTCCATATGTTTTATTTTCTTTTCGGCATTATTTCTATCTCTTACTAATTTCCCAACTATAAAAAATTTATACATATCTTCAAATGTAAGATCTGATTTTAGTTTATGTGAAAGCAATACGTTCATAATTTTAGCCATAGCTTCATGTGTTTCAAGAGCATCTCCATATGTTCTTGCTCTTGATCCATTGATCAATTCTTCAGCTTTTTTTAATGCTTCGCTACGCTCCATTCTCATCTCCTTCGTAATAATCTGAAACTTTGCCATCTATTTGTTTCTTGTTCCACAAATAATTTAACCAACACGCCGCTTTGTACTTACTAAAACTTAAATCTAATTGACTTACGATCTTGTTTTCTCTTGCCAAAGCTTCTCTTTGTCTATCTGTCATGCCTTGATTTAACCATCTTTTACCTTTCTTGGCTCCATCACTATCTTCTATTTCCCTCAAAAAATCGTCAGCAGAAGCCAAAGCTTGTTCTTTGGTTCCAACACCAACAACTCTAAGTTTACCTCTTGTACGCTTAACTAGGGCTACAGAAACGTCATCTAAATGTGCAACTAAACCAAAACCATTGAATCCACTAGCTGACATACACCTGCTATTGTTGAATAAATCAATCCATCTAAATGGTGATCTGTCGATAAGATCAACTTCTGTCATTTCAAATGTCTCAAGCAGTTCTTTAGCTTGCATCTCGATCTCATGCCCACACATAGGACAGACACGAACACTTAATGGTATGAGACACTTACAATTAGGACAAACTTTCTCAGGTCCTGATCCTTGTTGCATCTTTTCTTTACCATCAAGATCAACACCCTCATCCAACGATCCATGTGTCAACACACTTGTCCCGAAGTCTAATACAATACAGTCCTTCTTAATTACGTTTGGATGCTCTTCTGGATCTATTGTTCGTAGTCCACGACCAATCATCTGCACCATTGTAGATTTGTATGAACATGGTCTTGTAAGCACAATACAACTCACAGGTGGTGCATCAAAACCCTCTGTTAATACTGCAACATTGACTACAACTTGTACATCACCATGTTCCAAATCATGTAACATTTGTTTTCTGTCTGCCGATGGTGTTTCACCTGTTACAATCTCTGCACGGATTTCCGATCTTCTAAACTCGTCACATAGATCTTGTGCATGATTAACTGTGCTACAAAATATAACTGTCTTTCTACTACCTGCTTTTTCCTGCCACTCTTCAACAATCTTCTCATTGATGGCACGTTTATTCATAATCTGCTCGACTTGTCCCATATCAAAATCTGACACAGTTTTACGAACATTTTGTAAATCTTTCTGTACTCCGACATCAATCACGAATGTCTTTGGTGGTACAAGAAAACCCTCTCGTATAAGGTTAGCTATCTCAATCTGATGAGAGCAGTTATTAAACACACCCTTGAGACCTTTTCTGTCTCCACGATTAGGTGTAGCAGTAAAGCCAACAATCTCTACGGACTCATTGGCTTCCTTAACCTTATTGATAATTCTCATGTATGTATCGGCTATGGCATGATGACTTTCATCTATCACCATCATGTCTACTTTGGACATATTATCCAAATTGTTCGGTCTTGAAAGTGTC